CCCCCGTGACTGTGCTCGAGGCAGTCGACGACATCGATCCCATGTCGCCCATGCAGATCCGCTCCATCGTCCAAGCCGACGCCAGAGTCAACCTCTGGACCGGATCCATCTCCGGCGGCAAAACCGTCGCATCCCTGCTCCGCTGGCTCATCTACGTCGCAACCGCCCCACCCGGCGAGCTCGTCGTCGTCGGACGCACCCGCCAATCCATCGCCCGCAACGTCTTCGGGCCCCTCGCAGACGCAACCCTGTTCGGCTCCTTGGCCAAGCACTCGTCGTACACGGCCGGCGCCGACACCGGCAAGATCCTCGGCCGCACCATCCACGTCATGGGCGCCTCCGACGCCCGCTCCGAAATGGTCCTACGTGGTCTGACCTGCGCCGGTGCCTACGTGGATGAGCTGACGCTGGTCAGCGAGGACTTCTGGATCCAGCTCCTGGGCCGGCTGCGTGTCCCGGGTGCGCAGATCTTCGCCACAACGAACCCTGACGGGCCAGCGCATTTCGTGAAGCGGCAGATCATGGACCGCGCGGGCGAGCTCGGGTACCGGGTCTTCGAGTTCCGCATGTCGGACAACGAACACCTGGACCCGACCTATGTGGCGCAGGTCCACGCCGAGTTCGTCGGCCTGTGGCGTAAACGGTTCGTTGACGGGCTGTGGGTGATCGCCGCCGGCGCGATCTACGACATGTGGGACCCAACCCAGCATGTCGCCCCGGTTGAGTCGTTCCCGCTGATGGAGAAGATCCTGGGCGTGGGCGTTGACTACGGCGACACGCACCCGACGCGGGGCTACTTACTCGGCCTTGGCCCCGACAGTCGTGAAGGCCGCACAGGGCACCGCTTGTACATCCTGGATGAGTGGGCGCCCGGGCATATGACCATCGGCCAGCACAGCGCGTCTCTACGAGCCTGGATCGCTGGTCAGCCTGAACCCTGGCGGCACCCTGACTGGATCGCCGTCGACCCAGCCGCCGCCAGCTTCAAGACGCAGCTCTTTCACGACGGCGTGCAGAACACTCGCAACGCGCACAACAGTGTGCTGCCGGGGATCCGCACCATGGCCGCCCTGCTGGCCACCGGCAAGATCGTGGTGGCTGACACGTGCACCCAGCTGATCGAGCGTCTGCCTGGGTACGTGTGGGACGCCAAGGCCACCGCTCGCGGCGAGGACAAGCCAGTCAAGGACAACGACGACGAAGCCGACGCGCTCCGGTATGGCGTCTACACGACCCGCCTTGACTGGCGGCACCTGATCCCACTCGCCCCCGCCCTGCCTGGCGCACCGGGCGAAGACCCTGACGGAACGGAGACCTGACGTGCCGCTCCCCCTGAACAATCCCGTGTGGCCACCCGTCGAGCTCGCGCAGATCACACCCGTCCTCACCGCCTGGTCCGCGTGGTGGACGGGATCACCCGACGCGTTGCGCAACGCCTACACCATCAACCGGCAGGCGACGATCGACAGGCCGTCGCAGTACCGTGGGGGCGTCGCCGGGAAGCTCGCAAGGTTCTACTGGGGCCGCCCGATCGGCGACTTGCGGCAGACCCACGACCAAACCCACGTGCCGCTGGCCGCTGACCTGGTCCGCACTTCAGCGGACATGCTGTTCGCGGACCCGCCCACGTTCCGGGTCGACGACAAGTCAACTCAGGCCCGGATCGACGAGGCTGTCGGCGACTACACGTACGCCACCCTGTCCGGTGCGGGCGAGGTCGGTGCCGCCCTCGGTGGCGTCTATCTGCGGGTTGCGTGGGACAAGGCTGTGGATAGCAACGCGTTCCTGTCTGTGGTCAACGCCGACGTCGCCTGGCCTGAGTTCTCTTGGGGCCGGTTGCGGGCTGTGACGTTCTGGCATGTGGTCAAGGACACAGGCACTCTGGTGCTGCGTCACCTTGAGCGCCATGAGGTCGACACCAACGGTATCGGCCTGATCCAGCATGGCCTGTACTCCGGCACCGCCGACCGGCTCGGGCGCCTGATCCCTCTCGAGGACCATCCCGCCACTGCCGGGCTGGCTGGCGCGGTAGACGAGTTCGGGTACATCACCAGCGGGCGGACGCCTGGCCTGAACGTGGTGTACATCCCCAACTGTGAACCGTCGGTGGCCAAGGCGTTCTTTGGCCTGCCTGCCGCCGCAGGGTGGGGCAGCAGCGACCTGGACGGTGTCGAGCCGATGCTCGACAACCTCGACGAGGTGTACTCGTCCTGGATGCGTGACATCAGGTTGGGCAAAGCCCGGATCCTGCTGGCCCGGTACATGCTCGACGACCAAGGCCCCGGCATGGGTGCAGCGTTCAACGCCGACCAGGAGATCTTCACGCCCCTGAAAATGGCTGCCGCTGAGTCTGGTGACGCGCCGATCACCGACATCCAGTTCAAGATCCGGTTCGCCGAACACCAAGCGACGGCGCAGGAGTGGACCGAGAAGATCATCCGCTCCGCCGGCTACTCACTGCAGACCTTCGGGGAGGCCGGGGATGTGGCGATGACGGCCACTGAGGTCAACGCGAAGGAGTCCAGGTCACTGCGGACCCGGGACCGGAAGATCAGGGCGTGGCGGCCCGCGCTGGCTCAGATCATGGGCAAGCTGTTGACTGTCGACGCGGACGTGTTCGGTAAGTCCGTGAACGTTGACGGGTTGGAGGTCGAGTTCAGCACCGGGTCCCAAGACAGCCCGCTTGTCTTGGCACAGACGGCGATGGCGTTGTCCACCGCTGTTGCCGCATCGACGGCGACGTTGGTCGCGTTGGTGCACCCCGACTGGGACGACACGAAGGTCAAGGAAGAGTGCGACCTGATCCTCGCCCAGCAAGGCATGGCGGTCCCTGATCCCACGACAGTGCGCCCGATCGGGGCTTAGGCTCAACCCATGCCGGTCTCTCCGGACTTCGCTGCAGGGCTCGCCAAGGACGTCCTGGCGATCTACTCCCAAGCCGAAGAGACGCTGTTGGAGCGCATCGCGTCACGTCTGGCGCGAGGTATCACGGCACCCAACTGGGCCGACGTGAAGCTCTTGGAGATCCAAAGGCTCCGCGTTGAGACTGAACAGGTCATCGCTGACCTGGCTGCCGGCAGTCATGACGCGATCGAGCACGCTTTGCGGATCGGGTACAACCGGGGTGTCGCTGCTGCTGGGGCTGACATGGCTGCCGCAGGGTCTTCGCCGGGGATCTCGTTTGGGCGGGTCAACGAGCACGCGGTTACTGCGTTGGTCAAGGCGACACAGAAGCGGGTCGACTCGACGCACTTGCGGATTCGCCGTTGGGCGACCGACGTGTACACCGACGTGGTGCACCAGAGTGCGGGGCAGGTCATCACCGGGGTTGAGACCCGGCAGCAGGCGGCACGGCGGGCGCTGGCCCGGTATGCCAAGCGTGGTGTGACAGGGTTCGTCGACAGCGCCGGGCGCGGGTGGGACTTAGCCACATATGCCGAGATGTCGACGCGCACGGCCGCGGGGCAGGCTGCGGTGCAGGGCCACATGGACAAGCTCATTGAGAACGGCCTGGATCTGGTCATCGTTAGCAACGCCCCGGAAGAGTGCAAGCTGTGTCGCCCATGGGAGGGCAAAGTCCTCTCACTGAAGGGCAGTCCGGACTACCCGCTGATGTCCGACGCTGTGGGCAAGGGGCTGTTTCACCCGAACTGCCGCCACAGCGTGAGCTTGTATCAGCCCGGGATCACGAAGGCCCCGACGAACACCGAGGACCCTCAGGGCGACAAACTGCGGCAGCGGCAGCGGGCATTGGAGCGGTCGGTGCGGTCTGCGAAGAAAGACGAGATTGTGGAAAAGGCGTGGGAGACGTCGTTTGCGAAGGATAACCCCAGGGGTGTCCCGAACCCGTTCACTGCCGCAAGGGTCAAGGCGTCCGCGCATACGAAGGACGCGCGAGGCACGTTGCAGGAGTTCATCGTTGGCAACGACCGCAAGAACTTGGCCTACCGGACGAGCCTGTCCGCTCGCTGAGTTACTGAGTTACTGACTTCCCGGCCTGGAGCCGGGTCGAGCACAACCCCCCAAACGTCCTCACCGCACGGTGGGACTGCACCACCCCATGCCCTGACGCTGCACAGCGGACGGGTCGATCCCGCACGGGAGGAAACATCATGGCCGACGACGACACCACGACCGAGACAGAGCCAGAGACCAGCACGGATCAGACCAGCGAGGAAACCACCGAAACGGCGGAAACCTCAGGGACTGAGACCGACTGGAAAGCGAAGTACGAAGCGACCCTCGGCCACTCTCGTCAGCACGAGAAGAACGCCAAGGCCAACAGTGCCGCAGCCAAGGAACTCGCCGCGCTCAAAGCCAAGGACCAGACCGACTCCGAGCGGACCGCGACCGAACTTGAGACCGCGAACGCCCGCATCAAGACAGCGACCCGCCGTGCCGTCATGGCCGAGGTCAAGTCTGCTGCGAGCACGCTGAAGTTCACTGATCCCGGCGACGCCCTCGCGATGCTTGACGTTGACTCGTTGACCAACGACGACGGCGAGGTCGACGACGCAGCCGTGTTGTCCGCGCTCAAAGCCATCGCGAAGAACAAGCCCTACCTGCTGTCCACCTCAGTCGCGGACCGCTCCAGCGTCTCTCACGCCGGTGGAACCGGCGAGGGCGCAACACGCAAGCCCATGTCAATAGACCAGGCGACCGCAGAACACTACGGCGGCTAGTCACCCACCGAACAGGAGCACCAAATGCCAGTCACTCTCGCCCAAGCTCAGCTGAACGCCCAGACCAACCTCGACGTGTCCGTCATCGACGAGTTCCGCACCAACCCGATGCTCGACATGATGACGTTCGATGACGTCGTCAACCCCGCAGGTGGTGGCTCGACCCTCACCTACGGGTACCGGCGCCTCATCCCGGCACC